AATCCAATGAAGACAGTATCGTTAGATGAGGTGGAGAATCATGCGTCGACCGCCAGCAAATCCGGAAGCGATTCAGATCTATAACAACAGGCTCGGCAAGAAGCGGGCCAACACTAGGCGACAAAGCATCATCGGACAGATGGAGATGGACTCCATCACGAAGGCACTTGACTTGGGGCACACCCCCATGTTAGACTTCGACGACAAGACAGAGAGCTTCTTGTGGTGTGGTGATCGTAAGTGCATTGCGATGTGCAGTATCACTACAGAGGAAGGGGTTTCCGGACCCATAGTAGAGGTGAAGTGTGGTGAGTGGAAGCCAGACACAGGCCGAGAAGCAGACGACGCGTGGAACCAGACGGAAGACCCGTACATCTACGCTCAGGAATAGCGGCATCAACTGCCCGCTAGACAGCGAGCATGGCGGCATGGTCAGCATGCAGTCGGGCAGCCTGTTATGCTTACAGCAGGCACACTACGTACCAGGTGGGCGATGGTCATGGACCGTAGAGGAGGCGTATGCAATCAGCAAGAGCAAGTGAGAGGGCACTGCTAGGGGCGTGCATCATTGACGGTGAGGCTGCGAAGAACGTAGTCGACCGCCTCAATGAGGAAGACTTTGATGACCGTGAGTGCAGGGTTGTATTCGCAGCCATCAAGGAACTGGTGAAGAAGGGGACAGCCCTAGACATCATCACCATCACCGACAAGCTTGAGTCTGCCGGCACACTGGCCGACGCAGGTGGGTACTCCAATGTATCTGCCATGTCATCAGACACACCGAACAGTCTCAACTACGAGTCGTACATGGACATCGTCATCGGCAACTCAACGTACCGCTCCCTTCGTGGCGTGGCTACCAAGGTTGCCGAACTATCCTCTGGCACTAAGACACCAGAGGAGGCGATGGCTGAGGCAGAACGCCTCATCATGGGAGTGAGCAAGTCCAGGACTGCAGGTCGGTTCGCTGACATGCATCAGATCATGGACGAGACTCTCTCTCGCCTGCAGTTCATGCAGGCTGGTGGAGCTAGTGGGGTATCGTCAGGTATCCCAGCAATCGACAGCATCGTAGGTGGGTGGCAGCGTGGCAATCTCATTGTCGTCGCCGCCCGCCCTAGCGTAGGCAAGACGGCACTGGCTACAGCCATGGCCGCAGACGCAGCCATGCATCAGAAGAAGTCTGTTGCCATCTTCTCAATGGAGATGAGCAGAGAGGAGATCGGCAGCCGCCTCATCTCGTCCCTGTCTGGTGTGTCTCTTCATGACATCAGGCATGGGCAACTGGACATGAGTGCACTGACTAACGTCCTTGACGTAGCCAAGAGCATTCGTGAGAGTGGGCTGAGAGTAGAGGACTCCTCTATCTCTAGCCCATCTGAGATGCGATCCAAGTGCCGACGCCTGAAGGCTGAGCATGGGCTTGACCTGATCATCGTGGACTATCTGCAACTGATGGCACCCGACAAGCAGACCAAGGATGGCAATAGGGTGTATGATGTGGCAGACATTAGCCGTGGCCTCAAGGCTCTGGCTCGTGAACTGGACGTGCCAGTGGTGGCGCTGTCGCAGTTGAGTCGTTCATCTGAGTACCGTGAGAACAATGAGCCGAAGCTCTCGGACTTGCGTGACTCAGGCGCCATTGAGCAGGACGCCGACGTGGTGCTCATGCTGTGGCGATCAACCGATGTGTCGCTTGACCTAGCGGTGGAGACAGTCCACTGCAAGATTGCGAAGCATCGTAATGGTCCAACCGGTAGGGCAGATCTCATGTTCCACCGACCGACCGCAACATTCAAAGGAGTGATCTAGTGGCACTGTCAATCGAGAAGATCACCATCGAGTACGACTGCGAGTGTGATCACGGGCTGTGCGAGCACGCAGCTGCAGAAGTGGAGCGTGTTATCCAGCGCGTGTACCTGAAGGGCTACGAAGATGGTAAGAACTCCGTCTCCTAATCCCTGAAGAGCATGCTGCGCACTGAGTTCCCCGTCGAATACGAGGAGGCCCGCCGTATCCAGAAGATCAAGCGCAAAGATCCACGCAAGAAGAAGAAAGACTGGGAGATGTAATGATCTCCCTGTTGCTGTCCATCTCAATGATCTGGACGCCCGCAACAGACGGGGTACGTGCCACCTGGTATGGCAACACACACCCCAAGAGTCAGAAGTATTGCTACGGTGGGTACAAGCATACATGCAACCCATACAGCAAAGGCGAGAAGGTTATGTACGCAGCAGTACCTGGGTTCCGGTGGGGTGACAAGCCGTACAAAGCTTCAGTCTGCTACAAAGGCAAGTGCGTGACGGTCACAATCAGGGACTGTCTTTGCAGTAGGACAGGAAACAAGCACATTGACCTAAGCCCCGCCGCATTCATGAGGCTGGCGCCGCTCTCCAGGGGGGCGCTCTATGGTGTGCGTGTGTACATACATGGGGTAGAAACCCCGCCGAAACGATGGGACTCTCCGCCCCTACGCCATAAGTGAATAGCAAAAAAATAGCCCGTGTGCCGCAAGGCACACGGGCTATTTTGTTTCCGCTAGCGTGAGCTTTACTTTGCAGGCTCGCAGTCATGACCAAAGAAGAACTCCAATGCTTGGACTACATCTTGTAGGTCGAAGACTTTGTTGCATTCTGCACAAGTTTCTACACCAAGTTCGACTACTTCATCAGACATTGGCCGGTACTTCCTTCTCCTTGAACGTGTAGTCAAGGGTCTTTGTTACCAGGTTATGCTTGAAGCTCTCGTTGCTGTAGCCTAGAAGATCTACCAGCATCCAGTAGATATTGAACAAGCCACTTGCTTGCAGGTCAATGTTGTCTGCGTTGGCAGTTGATAGAACATACGGTGAATCATCGTATGTTGCACGCTGCATAGCAGCGATGCGCTCAGTGGCAATGCCAAGCATATTGATAACGTCAGCTGCATTCCTGCCGAGACGCTTCTGTGCATTGCGCACATCAACGTACTCGTCTGGAGCAACAACGTTGTCACGCACTTCTTCCAACGCGCTATTGACCATATCAATGTCGCCTTCGATGGAGTCGAGTGCATCCTTCACTTCACCAACTAGATAGCTAGTGTCGATGTCATCAACCTGTGACCGTGCGTCTGAAATCTCACGAGACAAGCGACTAAGCGTTACCTCTAGTTCCTTAATCGATTCCTTAAGTTCTTCACTCATTGTCTTTCTCCTTAACCTGCGATAGTGATTGAGATCTGCTGGTCATCCGTGCCTGCAATCTCGCTGCTGAAATCCATGCCAGCAATAGCACCAGGAATATCGTTAACATATGTATCACCGTACTCCCATGATCCAAACGTGTATGGCGACTGCACTGCGCAGAACCATACTGCGTTAGGGTTTACTGCTTCTTTCTCCATAGATTGATACCGCTTGAGCACACGCCACTCCCAGTCACCTGAGATAAAGATGGCGTATGGCAGATCGACACTGCGTGTCTTAGCGCACATGTTCTTGCTTGCCATACTATTCCTTTCCCCTACGGTCACACCATAGGATAGCTTGCAGCTCTGCGTCCCAGATGCCGAGATGTTCTGCGGCATACTTGAACTCAGCCTGCATGTTCCTGTACAAACCGAGGTTAAGGTTAACCTCTGGCCACAAGCCATCAACCTTCTTGTTGTATGGCTTGAACTCACGCGCAGCCCACCTGTCAATCGGTGCGCTACCACATTCGCCACCTGCACGAATAGCACGGAAGAAGTCTTGGGTCTTCATCTTGCCAAGCAGCAGCGTGTCACCTGTGTCTAAGATCTTCTTTGCTTTCTCCACCGCATTGGGATAAGCCTGAACCCTGTCGATACCGTTAAGTATCTTGACCATTGCTTTGATGTTGGCATCTGGTGTTAGACCTGGCGACAACGCAGCAACTGCAGCATACGTTGTCTCATAGTCTAGTCCGTACTCATCTGCCAACAGATTGATTCTGCCTTGGAACTTTAGATACCAGTTGCTGAACTGAAATAGATTGTCGATACCGTGTGTGTCAAGCGCCTGCCTGAACCGTGTCAGCAGGGACCTGCCACTGCCGCGCTTATATGTCCCGACATAAGCAGCAGCAGTGGCAAGTCGTTGACGACGGTGCAGTAGACGATTGTCTACTGCCAGCATTTACTTAACTCCGTACTTCTTGAGCGCGAGATCCTTGTCGATTGGCTTGCGCGTAATCACAAGATGAAGCTCGACTTCAAGGTTGTGATTGTCGTACA